ACTCCCGGTATCGGAGATACTGGTTTGCAGAACGAGGTTTTTCGTAAGTTAGTCGAAATTAAATCTGATCTGGATGGCAATCGTTATTTTCAAACGACTGTCAAACAAGGGGAGATGATGGGTTATGGAATTAATGAGATAGGACTTTTTGACGAGGATGGGGAACTACTATATCTTAGGACTTTTCCTTCTAAAGAGAAGGATCATATTATAATTTACGATTTTGTAATTAAGGAGGAATTTCAGTGATTCAAATACTTGCAAGAGAAACTAACGTAGAATTTGCCGGAACTGGAAAATTTAGAATTGAATTACTTCCGGTTGCACTGTTTAAAACACATGAAAGTCTTTTAGAATACTGCCATCGAAAGGGATATAAAAAAAACGGGTCTGGACTGGATGCCGAGTTTACGAGAGAAGAGGATTTAAAACCGGTTCGTGATCGTTTAAAAAAATACGTAGACCAGCCTTTCAAAGTATATGAGAAGTTTATTATATTAGAACAAGAGTTAAAGGAGTGATTATGGCGGTATTCAATCCAGTAAAAACAAGAACTTGGAGCAAAAATACTCCTGCGGATGGGGATCTAATCGACGACGAATTTGATCGCCAATATGAAAATTTTCAATATTTAAAAGATCGGATCGATTCGACTGACATAAATTTGGCGAATTTCTTGATTCCGATCGGAAGTATTATCGAAGACGGTCTGAACCTGGCCCCTTCTATTAACTTTAAGGACGCGAACGCTCAAGCAATTTCTAGAAACACATTTGTTACTTTATGGAATTCGGTACATCGAGTAATTACTGGAATCGTTCCCACAACGGATCGGATCAGTTGTACAAATCACGGATGTATCGAAGGTCAATTGGTAAAGTTTTCTTTTACGGGAGGAGGAGTTAGCGCATTAGTTAATTATTATGTACGCAACCCGACTACAAATGACTTTCAAATTTCTTCTACCGCCACTGGTTCTATTTTAGATCTAACCTCTTCTCAAACGGGGGAGATGATTATAAATGTGGAATATGGCTTTGGAGACGGTTCAACAACGTATAATATTCCGGATCGACGTGGTATATTTGCACGAGGTGCAGGAGTGCATGGTACGAGGGGGAAAGCAGCTGGTGGGAATTATGACGGTGGTGCAGTTGGATATGCGGGGCAGGATCAGACGCAGCCTCACCTTCACGCTTCGCCTGCAAACGGCGGATTACCATTTGCAGTAATTGGTAGTGGATCGAGTTGGCTAAACACAGGATCATCGAATTCCGGTGCGAGTTCGCAAACCGGAATTATGGTCTCCGATGGCACAAACGGAACACCTCGAACTGGCAACGAAACCACTCCTGCATTCATCGCGGTAAAATACAAAGTGAGGGTTCTATGAAAATTAAATTCATAAATTATAATTTAAAAATATTCTTATTTAGGATTATGAAGCTAAAACAAAAATTTCTTAAATATTTAAGAAAACCTAGGTTTTTGTACAGTAAAATCCAAATTGTGTCAGTGTTATATTTGGGAGTTTATGATGGCTCTATTTAATCCAGCAAAAACTAGAATTTGGAGTAAGAATACTCCGGCAGATGGAGATCTAATCGATGAAGAAGTAGATAGGCAATACGAAAACGATCAGTATTTAAAAGATCGTATCGATCTGGCAGAAAGTAATTTTCTGGCGACTCAAATTCCTTTGGGGGGAATCATTGAAGACAATCTGAACATAACTTCTACTTCTAACTTTAAGGAAGCAAACGGACAATCTATTTCTAGAATCAGTTTTTCGGTTCTTTGGAATTTAGTTAAAAGGTCCATTACTGGAATCGTTCCCACAACGGATCGGATCAGTTGTGCAAATCACGGATGTATAGAGGGTCAATTGGTAAAGTTTTCTTTTACAGGGGGAGGAGTTAGTGCATTAGTTAATTATTATGTACGCAACCCGACTACAAATGACTTTCAAATTTCTTCTACCGCTACTGGTTCTATTTTAGATCTAACCTCTTCTCAAACGGGGGAGATGATTATAAATGTAGAATATGGTTTTGGAGATGGGTCTACTACGTATAACATTCCAGATCGACGTGGGATCTTTGCACGAGGCGCGGGCGTCCACGGGTCGCGATCAAAAGCCGCTGGTGGAAATTACGACGGAGGTGCGGTTGGATATGCGGGGCAGGATCAATTATTTAGGCATGTCCATGAACTATGGCTGAATAGTAATAATAATACGGTTGGCGGCACGACTGCTTATTCGAGCGGTGCGGGACCAAACACACCATCTTCTGCGAGTGCAAATGGCGCATCACCTGGTTACTCTATTCGTTCAGTAATCTCTGACGGTTCTAATGGGACCCCAAGGGCTGGTGATGAGAATACTCCCGCATATATAGCGGTAAAATACAAAGTGAGGGTAGCATAATGAATTACATATTAGAAAAATTGAATAAACAAGTGATTTGGATCAACACAGACCCAAATCGATTAGTTGGAGAAAAAGCCTGGGGAAACTTTAAACCTAATCAACACGAAATCGTATATTCTCTTCACTACAATCCAGAAATTGGAGAAAAGTTTGTTGCGGAAATTAAAGAAGGAGTAGCGCAAGATTTTATTCCCCAAAAAGTATATAATAAAACTTCGGGAGAGGAGAGAATCCTACAGAGCTGGGAAGATAAAATAGATTCGGAAATAGAAACGGAGATAGAACCTTTCAAGGACTCTGCCGGAAATCTGGTGAAGTATCAAAAATATACGGATTCCGGTTGGATGATCGATCAAGAACGCAAAAAAGAATCTTTGTTAGAGAGAAATAGCCAGACCTTTTATTCCAAACTTGACTCTTATAGAAGTAAGGTTGGTTATCGTAATACACTTTGGGATTCCGGTAAAACTTATTTAGAGAATATTCAAAAAACATTAACTCTTTATAACAAACAACGGATTATCTCCATCCCGGAATGGAGAGATGCAAATGACCAATTTCATTCTTTGAGCGTAGAAGAATTATCGGAATTATTGGATTTAATCGAGTTAGATCTTTTTAACGCAGGCAGAATTTTATATACTAAAAAATGGGAAATGGAAGAAAAAATTCGACATTTAGCTCCACAAGAATTTTTGGATTTGTCTATAGAATGGAACTTGAGTTGAGAATTATATAGAAACTTATATTTGTTGTAAGGGATTGTATTTCGGATTAAACGAGAATCTTTTTCCGATTTGTGTCTTGTGAATGGCTCTTTGAACTTGATAGATTGGATCATTCCAGTAAATATATATTTTTATTTAGCTTTGATCAAAGAAGAATTTTGATACTTTCGAGTTCTAAGAGTTGTTTTAGATTATTAATAAATTATGATGTTTTAAAGATGCGGAGATTCAATCATATCTATTCTAAGTTAAGAATTCATACAAATAATTCAAAACTACTCATTTCTATAAAATTAAGTGCCTGACTGTTTGTCATAAAGAGTCGTTTTATGTAGATTTGATATGATCCAATGAGAAAGCGATTGAGGCTTAGGGAACTCAGCAGAATGCTTTCTATGGGGCGCGTTCTATAATAAATTGAAACTAAAGACGAAATTATTGTATAATGTTTCTTTCATACAATTTATTAACTGAAGCTGAAAGCGCGGTCCGGCAAAACCAGATTTGCCCATATTTTCTTTTACAGAATTCACATTAATTCAGTATAAACTGTCGGGTTGGATACTTTGTTGTAATAGTCTTTGAGTAACATTTATATAAATTTTTATATTTTGTTAGTATTTATCAGATAATTTTAGATAAAATTTTTTAAGCAAGTTGGTGTTATAAAGAATATATTTTAAAATTTCAAAATATATAAATGATAGTATTTGGAGTCTGTCTCAAAGCCTCAAAAAATTTGAGCAATAATTTTTTAGAAATTTTAGATAAAACACAATAGTTTACAAATTAGACCGCATTTTACGATTTGTGAGCTTCTAAACAATTATAAATATTCTTAAATATTTGCAGTAACTCCTACATAAACCGTTCATCTGTCTTTTAATATCAATATTTATAATATTAAGGAAAAACAATTATATATTCATTATATATGACAGGATGGTAACACAAAACAAAAGTTACTTTATAAAAAAGAACTAATAGTAATTAAACTAAATTTATTCAATTGACTCTAAAAAAATCTTTTCTAAAAAAACTTTTTGAGTCCAAGGAATAAAATGATCTTCTTTTTCCAGTTCTATAGTAGTGAGTTTAGAAGGTGAAAATATAGATTTAAAAAATTCTAAATTATGAAAAGATACTAAAGAATCTTTTTTTCCGTGGATTAAAATAATTTTACAGGGAATCAATTTCCAAAATTTTTCTAAAGATTCTAAATGAGATTTAAGAGGAAACATTTCGTCGTTACTATTTTTGAGACTGAGTGGTAAAAGATTTTTAACCCAAGTCCAATCTGCAATTTGGTTATACCAACGAATTTCTTCTTCTTTGGAACTTAGAGGTGCAGCAAGTAAAACGAGTGTTCTAATCTTGTAAGAAAAAACTATAGAGATTCTTGCAGCGATTGGGGCTCCGTAAGAATGTCCTACAAGAATGATTTTAGTATTTTTGTCTAATGGGAACTGATTTAAAAAAAATTGAATTGTTTTTCCTAAGATAAAGGCTTGTTTTTCCACGTTTGGAATCACTTCGTTTGGGTTTGAATTTCCGAAACCGGGTCTGTCCATGGCAAAAATACAAAATTTTTTGTTTAAAGTTTTATTTCCCAAATACCAATAATAATTTTGCCAACCTCCGGGAGAACCATGTATAAATATTAAAATATTTTGATTTTTTAAATTACACCCTGATGCAACCCCATAGACTTGTTTTCCTTCCACCGTAAAATTAAACTCTTTAAAATTGATTCCAGAATTTTTGAGAAGGATTAAAA